TTGGATTTTAGCCAATGGGGATATAAAACAGATAATCTATCAACATATCGTCAATTCGCTATTAGCTTATTATTACCATATGGTTCTAAATACATTCCTGTGGTAGTTCCAGAATATTTAGGAAATCCTACATACGATAGTAATTTAGATAGAAGTACTGCCATTAGTAGAATTGATAAAACACTTACATCATTTAAAGCTTGTGTCGATGACAGATGTACAGGCCTATATTGGATTACAGTAGGTTCATAACCAATGGGTAAAAACTAAAGAAACTGCACAGAATAACCCGTTGCCTTTTCCTATAGCATATAGTACAGATTTCATTGCGGGTGTTGCTTGTTTCAATGACGGTCCTACTAGCTATGCACCATGGATTAAAATAAAAAATAAAGCAAGTTATTTTGCTGGTTTAAGGGAGATTGGAGTCCATATTATGTAAATAAGGAAATAACTTGTATATTTGTAGGGATATAGCCAATGGGGACAATTCAAAGAAAACCAAGCAAATGTATCATATCTAATTTCTTACATAGAAATATACGGAACCGTAACTATGATGAAAGATGAGCCTAAGCGATTATATGAAGCTAGTATTCGAGCAAATAACATTACTACTACTGGATTTGAATTACACAGCGGTTATGTTGGCAATCATATCGCAAAAGCTATAAATAATGGCTTTTGGATAAACATAGGTCGTACATAACCAATGGGGACATATAGCAGATGGAAAAGATACTAATAGAATTATTTCTGTTTCATTGATACTTCCTTGTAATGGTAAATATGTAGCGCTTCCAGTAGGTGAATCTAATAACACTAACTTTAATAATTCACTAGATCATCCGTGTGTTGTAATTGCTAAAATGTCAACATCATTCAAAGTACAAATCGATGATTATATGACTGGGATAAGCTGGATATGCATAGGAATATGCTAACCAATGGGGATACAAGAAAAGCGTATACGTGTATGATGGAACAACTTATCCCATTACATTTCCTACAGCTTTTGATAATGAGTGTTCAGGCGTCTGGCCATCTATAGAACATAAAACGTCAGTAGGAGGTAATGAGGTGTTCTATCATACTAATAAAAGCACCGCAGGATTCACTCTTGTTGCTGATGCCAGTCATGCACCTTCTACTCTTGATGGCGTAGTCTATTTAGCGATTGGGAATTAAGCTGTAACACCAAACGAAAATACGCTGCATTTGACATCTGGATATACAAAGGCATCATCATTTTCAAGGCGAATTCTAAAATTTAATAGGGTATATTCTAGTATTAAATTCCAATTCTTCCGTGGTACATTTTGATACTCCGCCTTGGCGAAAAAGCAGGTAGAATAAGGAAGTATCCAACTATGAAATTGCCCATCTTCGCCGCTTACTCCCCATTGGTTAACTTTTACCAATCGCTATGAAGAAATGCTCAAATCGAGCAAATGATATTGTTGTATTTGTATACTTTATAGCATTATCGGAGTTATTTGAGGATGGTCCTTTGGCACTATCTGGCAATCCTGTTGTAACTGCATATACATTATTGAATGCAATTGGAAAATTTGTAGTTTGTAAATACCATGAACTATCGTTTCCACGTAGTGATTTTCCCCATTGGATGTATTGCAGTTAAGATTTGCCAAGAGCAATATAATAATGTTCAAACTTTGCAAATTCGATTTTGTCTAAGCTAAGACGGACAGCATTATCAAAGTTGCTAGAAGAACGCTCAGTTGCTGATTCTTGTATTGTACCAACTCCTACATATACCTCTGTAAAAGCTATTGGAAATTGTGTTGGCGAAGTATACCACATATCAAGACGACCTCTTTTAACTATTCCCCATTGGTTACCTGCCGATAGCTAGCCAATGAGTTACAAGTCCATTTCTTCTATCACTGTGATCTAGTACAAACTTATCATTTTTGTACAAACGAGTACCAGGGCAATACACACCAGCACCTTTAGTGGCATATACGCCGAATACTTCATGTATGTATGCAATAGGAAAGGTAACCCAAACAGAATGCGAGAATCCAGTAGCAATTTCGGCATTAGTAATTGTAGGGTCATTACTGGTTTCACTTTCAACTCCCCATTGGCTCTAGGGCAATAACTCAATGGCCTTGCGTAATTCACGCAATTCCTTATGTGTATAAACTTTTGTAGTTATATCACCATGTTTATGCCCGAGAATAGCACGAGTAGCAGTGGGCGATGCACCATATTTATCTAATAAGGTGGCAACTGTATGACGGCAGTCATGGGTTGAATGTGAACATTTGATTGAAGTCATTACTGATTTAAATTGCTTGCTAAATTGAGCATAAGAAATAGGTAGTATTTTATCAGATGAATTCTGATACAGCGTTGTAACTATTGGTAATATTCGACTATGAATAGGAATTAACCGATTACGGCCGGCCTCAGTTTTAGACTGACGAATTATAAGGCATTTAGTGCGGAGGTTAATATCATTCTTACGTAGTGATAATAATTCACCGCATCTTATTCCGCTATATAAGAGTATTAGAACACCATAAGTAGCGGTAGTATTAAGGCTCCACAATCGATTAATCTGTTGTCGAGTAAATGGCTTATGAGGGTAAACGCTAACATCGTGGCCAAGATTAAGAAATGGGGTGTAATCCTTAATATCAATATCATTAACAATTGCATATTTAGATAATAATGAAAGTAATGTGCGTACCTTCTTGGCTGATGCGTAGGAAAGACCATTATATCTCATATTATCAATCACGCATTGCATATCAGAATATTTGATTAAGTTAATAGGAATATTAGCAATTGATTGAATATGATCATAGGCAATGCGATATGATTCAATGGCTGATTTACTCACAATTCCAATGCGAGTAGGCAGCCATTTTTCATATAAACTTTTAAATGTTTCAACACATGCACTTTTGCGGTGCATGCGAAGATACGCATTTCTTGGGTAGTGCTTAATAGTACTATTCATATGTTCCTCCTTATTAATAATGAAAGGATAAAAGAAATGAATAATTATATCCACGTACTTGATGCGGAAGGTCGACGTATTACATCTATCGTCGATAGTATGTTAGCACCAATTGGTGAGAGTGCTTTAATTGAACAAGCTAAAGCTCAATATCCAGATGCAGCAAATTATATTTATGGTGATGATGCTATGCTAGACCAGTTTTTAAACAATAAAGCATACGTGAATGGAACTTTTATCGATATTCCAGTAACGGAATATGAACCGACAAAAGCGGAACGCATTGCACAAATTCGTAAGTACTATGATGAACGATTTGCAACGCTAGATCAAGCGTTACTACGTAGACGTTTGGCTAATGTGCCATATGATGATTTACAAGCACAATTTAAGAAACTCAATGCCGAAATGGTAGCCAAAATTAAGGAGGTCAAATAATGGATAACTACGAAATCAAATCAGATGTACCAGTGATGCATTTTTGTGAATACTGTTGGGCGACTTTGAATGAGGACGGCACATGTCCGACAGAAGGATGTGTGCACAATGATTTAATGTCTTTAGATAAAGAACCATAAGGGCATGGGGGAGTGAATGGATATTCTTAATGATATTTTAATCATGCTCATAAGTGGGGTATCGCATGAACATTTAGTTAGTATGGGTGTAGTGATTATTCTAACTACTACATTGTTATTCGTAGATACTATTCAACGAATTGCTGCAGAAGTATTGAGGTATAACAAAGATAATCACAGGCCTAATAATCCTATTACACTACTAACAACATTGACATGGTACGGATGGGGAAAAGGTAAGTATATTGATAAAACAACCGGGGAACGGCGTAGATATTTAATGAGTGAGCGCCTTAGAGGTGATCTATTGAAGAAACTATGCATACAATACCCGGCATGGATGATACTATCTATTGTATTTATTTCATTACCTGATATTCCTATACCGAATACAGATTTATTCCTAGACCATATTTTCTCATTTGCGTTTATGATGATACCTTTCTTCGCGGAGTGTTGGTCAATCATTGAAAACCTACGTGAAATGGTAGAAGATGACTTAATCGACATCGGCAAGATATTCCAATATACGATTGAAATTATAAAAGCATGGAGGGGTAATGGATAAGTTAGCTATCATTAACCGCATTAAGCGGTCTTATCAGTCCATTCGAATAGCTGGCATACGGCCAACTGGAGTATTAGCAACGAGGGCGCTAGTCCTCGTCATGCTAGTGCCGATGATACTCGTAGTCGCTCAGTATGCGCTATCAACAATTAGAGGCTATTTATCGCCTGAAGCAAATGAGCTTATCGATAAGGGCATACTTATTGTTGACCATATTAACGTTCCGTCGGTGCTTATGGCAATCGTAGGACTGTGTGGTATGTTCCTAGATAAGAACCATAACGGTATACCTGATAAGCTGGAGGAACAGAATACATTGCCAATGAATCGACCTAGCATACAACAACTATCTGATGACATTAACCATGACGAGAGGGGGAAATAAATGTTTCGACAAATTACAATGGACGAGTTACAGTCCTTAGCGCTAGATGCATACGGCCAAATTGAAAAGGCCTACTTGCATTGGACAGGTGTGAAAGGTGGTAAGCACTTCAAGGATTACCATATCAACATCGACCGAGATGGCACGATGTGGACCGATATGGAGGCCTTAACAGACTATAAGGAACACACATATATGCGTAACAGTAATGCTGTAGGCATTGCAATTGAAGCGTGTTGGGATGCAGTAAGCGAAAATAATCTAGGTAGTGAACCACCAACAACGGCACAGTTAACCACCATGACTCAAATTATGGCCGTATTAACTATTAACGCTGGTGTACCACTTGACCTACAGCATCAAATGACACACGCTGAAGCAGCAGATAATAAAGACGGCCTCGACCTCTATTATTTAGATCCGACTGGATTCCCCAATAATACCTATGGCCCAGACTCCAACGTTGACCGATGGGACCTCTTAGTGTGCCATGCAGGCGACGAACGATGGAGCGGTGGCGACTGGTTACGAGGCACCGCTCGATGGTGGGGCGCTCAGTGGGGTAGTACGATTTAGGAAGGAGTTACCATGTATGAAAAAATTAAAACTATGGTGGCCAAGTATCCTCGCCACTATTATATTATCGGCGCTCTTATCATTATCATCGGTATTTGCGCAGGATATATATTCTACCAACCAACCGGAACCGACTATCGCCGTGCCGTTGACGCAGTGGAACGAGCTCAAGAGCAACAACGAGAAAGCCTTGAACTTAATCGAAGCATCCAACGTTCCATTGACAGAAGCACAGACCTTAGTCATGAAGCAAAGGGAAGAATTGAACGAAGCACACAATACAATCAACAAATTGGAGAGCGAATTGGCAAAAGCCAAAGCGGACTCAGTGAAGCAAGAGGCTACCTTGAACGAAATGAAGAACTCTTTAGATATATTGAAGAACAAAATAGATCGGGACAACCGTACAATCAAGCGACTACGAATGCAACGCAACCTATCCCAGGTAGTGGGAGCGGGAGCGATAATCGGAGTAGTAATTCGTCGATGACTGAGAGGTGATCCATATATCTCCATAGCGTGTAATGGTGGATACACGCAACCATCAACTATTAGTTGTCAGTAGTAAAGTAATTATTTATAACTGAATAGCATAATAAATAGCCTATCAGCTTAGGATAAAATCTAGGTTGATAGGCTTTTTTTGATTTACATAGAAGAAATAATTTACAATACGCCAATGGCTTAGTATAATATAATTAATAAATGATGTTAATGATAATAAGGAGAAAAAATGAAATTATACAAAAATGTAGATATAAAAGATATAGTAAAAATATTAGAAGAAGGTATATTACCAATAGATGTAACTGGTAACGATAATTGGGAAGAATCACGTAGATCTAATAATGCAACAGATGTAGTTTATTTGTTCAAAGAAAATAATATAGGGGATAGTTTTACAACTTATGGATTAGTATTGTTAGAGGTAGAGGTTGCTGCACAACCAAATGAAATAGATAAATATGATATTCATAAAGGGGAATATGAAGAATATATAGTATCAGAAGTTCCAGTTAGTGCAATCAAGGCAATATATATACCTAAAATATTTAAGAATAAAATTACAAAAGAATATAATATTGATTTAAGTGCATATGATATTAAATATGTGGATGTTGAATTTAAAGTATATTCAACTGAAGAAAATAGATATGTAGTAGCAGACAAACAAGTACAAGATATATATGTAAAAACTGCCAATATATCAACATTTGATTTTAATTATTTAAGAGGAATAACAAATTATCGCATGTTAGATTGTGAAAAGAAATGGAGATATAAATATGAAATGGAATAAAATTTATTTTAATGTACAAAATATTAAAGAAGATAAAGGTAATTCAGTTGTAATAAATATGCCTAATAAGAGCGAATATCATGGATGGTGTTTTTATCATCCAAAGAAATTAGTAAGAGAAGAAGGGCATAAAGGCTGGTTGGTATCATTTTCGTTTACTGAAGAATGGAAATTTAAACTATATAGAAAGGGAAAATCACAAGAAATATCAGTAGAAGAGATGAAAGAGGCCTTTGATAATAAAAATTATGATAATGACGAAATCAAAGAATGTTACTGCCATATAGAAGAGCCGACTAAGATTAATATGGACGTAGAAATAAAGCAAGAGTTGATAAGAGATGTTAACAAATGAACAAAAAAAGGCAATAGATAAATTCAAAAAATTAAAAGTGGGCGCATTGTTTATGAAACAAGGAACGGGAAAAACAAGAGCTGCCTTAGAGTTAGTTAATTCAACAAATACGGACATACTATTAATTGTGTGTCCGTATATTGCTAAGGAAAATATTAATAAAGAGGTGAAAAAATGGGGAGTGCATTGTCAGTACTTAATAGTAGGATATGAAACTATATCTGCATCAGATAATACATATATAGATATATTGAATTATATAAAAGGGAAAAAAACATTTATTATTGCAGATGAGAGCATATTCATTAAAAATGAAAATACCAAAAGATTTAAACGGATGATTGAAATATCAAAAAATAGTGAATATAGATTAATACTAAATGGAACACCAATCACAAAGAATGAATGGGATATATATAATCAAATGTATTTTCTAAGCCCTTTGATTATTGATATGGACAGAGATACATTTTTAAAAACATTTTTTAAACATATACGATATAAAAAAAGAGGGCAAAAAGAGAGAGATTTCTATAAATTATCAGAGGTAAATTTAGAATATTTACAGAAATTAATTGCACCATATATTTATGAATGTGACTTTGACTTTGAAAAAAATATAGAAATAAAAAATATATGTATTCCAGCTAGCGTTGAAACACAACAAAAATACTATAAAAGAAAAGAACATTTATTAGAAATGTTATCTATAGGTGAATGCAGAGTAGATATGTTTACGAATCTAGCTATAACATGTTTTATAGATCAAGAACGGCATAGAAGGATAGCAAAGCAATTAAAAGGGCAAATAATAGTATTTTGTACGCTATTAGAAGAGGTAAAAAACATATCTAGAATAATTGATTGTTATGTAATTACTGGTGCAACAAAGAATAGAGAAGATATATTAGAATCGTTTAAAAACGATAATAAACCATTATTAATTACATTTGGAACAGGTGCATTTAGTTTGAATTTACAATTTTGTAACAGAGTAGCATTTAGTAGTATAGTATTTGATTATGCCAAAATTGACCAAGCTATGAGCAGGATTAAAAGAATTGGGCAAAATAGAGATATAGAATATATATTTTTTACATCGAATTTAGGCATATACTCTATGATTAGAGAAAATGTAAACCGTAAGAAAACATTAAAAGAAATGATAATAGAAAAAATAGAAAGAGGTGAATCATTTGAAGAATGTATATGAAACAACAATGGAGAGAATAAAATATATCTTCAATGAATTTGACCATGTTTATATATCATTTTCTGGCGGAAAAGATAGTGGTGTAATGTTAAATTTGTGCTTACAATATTTGAAACAAAATAATATAAATAGAAAAATAACATTAATGCATCTGGATTATGAAGCACAATATGAAATGACAACAGACTACGTACAATTAATGGAAAATAAATATAGAGATTATTTAAAAATATATCATGTATGTGTACCATTTAAGGTAAAGACGTGTACAAGTATGTATCAAGATTATTGGCGACCTTGGGAAGAAAAGCTGAAAGATATATGGGTTAGAAAATTGCCACAAATAGCAATGACTAAGAATGACTTTGATTTTTATAAATATGATATGTGGGATTATGAATTTCAAGAAAAGTTAAGTAGCTGGATCCATAAAAGAGAAAAGGCAAAGAAAACAGCGGTATTAGTAGGAATTAGAACACAGGAAAGCTTACATCGTTGGAGAGCAATCCACAAAGAAAGAGAAAGTTATTATAAAGGAAAGAAGTATAGTAAAAAAATAGATAGTAATGTATATAATTTTTATCCAATATATGATTGGAAAACAGAAGATATATGGATAGCTAATGGTAAGTTTGGATTTGAATATAACAAATTATACGATTTATACTATCAAGCAGGATTACCTATAGATATGATGCGGGTCGCTAGTCCCTTTTTATCAGAAGGTCAAGAAACATTGAAGCTATATAAAATAATTGAGCCACATACATGGGGAAAACTTGTAAGTAGAGTTAATGGTGTGAATTTTACAGGAATATATGGTGGAACAAGTGCTATAGGATGGAAAAGCATTACAAAACCAAAACATTTCACATGGAAACAATACATGGAATTTTTATTAGATACATTACCAACAGACACAAAAGAAAAGTATCTTGAGAAATTAGAAACATCTATTAATTTTTGGAAAACTAAAGGGGGCGTTTTATCTGATGAAATAATAAGTGAATTAGATTCTTTATCTATAAAATATGAGTTAGGAACACATAATTACAAGTCAGATAAAAAAGCTGTTAAGTTAGATTATTTAGATGATTTAGATATAAAAGATTTTAAATCTATTCCAACATACAAAAGAATGTGTATTTGCATTTTAAAGAACGATCATATGTGTAAATATATGGGATTTAGTCAAACAAAACAAGAAATGAAAAAAAGGAAGGAGGCTATACAGAAATATGAAAAAATATTGTAGTCCTGTATATAATATAAAGCGAATCCCTGTAGAGAAAATTAAAGCAAATAGTTATAATCCAAACAGTGTAGCACCACCGGAAATGAAATTGTTGTATAAATCCATAAAAGAAGATGGGTACACAATGCCGATTGTATGTTACTATCTAGAAGAAATAGATAGATATGAAATAGTAGATGGATATCATAGATATAGAACAATATTAGAACATAAAGATATTTATGAACGAGAAGAAGGGTGTTTACCTGTATCAGTAATAGAAAAACCTATATCTGATAGAATGGCATCAACTATAAGACATAATAGAGCAAGGGGAAGTCACAATATAGAATTAATGGTCAATATTGTTGCGGAGTTAGTTGAGAGTGGTATGTCTGATAAATGGATTATGAGTAATATAGGAATGGATGCAGACGAACTATTAAGGCTAAAACAAATAAGTGGATTAGCAGCGTTATTTAAAGATAAGGAATTTAGCAAATCATGGGAAGAATAGAAAATAAAGTTGATGAACTTCAGTTAGAATTATTACAAGAATTACAAGAGGAATTGAGTGATGGAATATTAAATGAGGATAGTACAATTCAAGTACTAGAAGAAAATAATATAATTATAGACTGGTATTATAATGATGAAGAAATGGAACGAATAAATAAAATAGATGAAGATGATACAGAAGAAGATATAGAAACAAAAAAAGCTATATTAGATCAGTACAATCAAACCAAACCGTACCTAGAAGAATGGATTGTAAGAGATGTAGTTTTTTTTATTGAAAAATATTTTATGGGAAATTATACAATAAAAGAATTAAGACAAATGTTAGGATTAGAACAAAGAGATTTATCTAATTTGTTTTTGATTCCAATAGGGACTATAAGAAATTGGGAACAAGGAAGACGGAAAATTCCAATTTATGTTGAACGGTTGATTATTAGAGAATTAGGCACATTACTATTAAAAAAACAAACAGAATATAAAGATAGATAACTAGATTTAATTTTGAAATGATAAAATATAGGCAACTAGTATTTTAAAAATCACGGTGGAGAATATGGATACTATAATAAATGACTACATCCAAGATTATTTACATTCAGACAAATTCATAGAAATGTTAGAGTATTTTGTTGCAAAATATAATGAGAATGCAGATAGTATCAGAAAAAGCGGATTACATAAGAGTGCAGAATTTTTGGATGATGCCAAAGATAAATTATTAGTGATTTTAGATAAAATAAAAGCTGGCGAAACGTTGGACAAATCTGATGCGGACATTATATTAAACAACATACATTTATCCGTCCCTATAAAGAAATAATAACTTATAATATAAACAGCCTACCGACCTAGATATTATCTAGATTAATAGGCTGTTTTTTATTTGTAAAAAGTATAATAAATAGTTGACTTTATACACGATATAGGGTATAATATAGACATAAGGAAGGAGGTGATGCCATTGAAAAAGTTGAGGAAGAGAATAAAAAAGTGGCTACCGATAATAACCGCGTTTATCCAACTGGCAATAGCGATAATACAGTTATTAAATCAGTAACCACAGGGGCTCGAAAGAGCCCCAATCTTCCTAACTATTATACCAATGGCGAGTATATGATTTCAAGATTAACTTTAATAATTAGTATTATTGCTTTTGTATTATCCGTTTATAATCTATTAGTAATATTGGGAGTATTGTAATGAAACTAGATGATGTAATGACAACACAAGAGGCTGCAGAACGGTGGAATGTTACTGCGGACTCATTGAAACAGAATTGTAGAGGCCGTGTAAAGAATGGTTTTAAAGAAGGCGAGTTTAAGAAGTCGGGGAAAATGTGGCTTGTAACTCGCCAAGGTATGGAAAGGCTGTATGGTGAAGAAATGGATCATAGCATATAATGTATATATTATTAATGACATCATTTTGACATCATTTTATTTAAAAATATAGTGAAATATATAACTATATAGATATTAACAAAGCAGATAACTACTAGATTTGTTGGTTTTGTAAATGTGTGTTAAATGCCACGCCATCTTGAGGGGGTGGTGAGCGTACGCTCGTGAGGGTTCAAGTCCCTCCAACCGCACCATTTCTACAAGCTAATTAATAGATGGTAACGAATTGTATTAAACAATAACGGACATAGAATTTATATAGCTATTTGGAAAGGGAAGATGTAATAAATCGTAACGCATTGTAACGATAATTTGCCCCTTTTCTGCCCCTAAAAAAATAAATATTTGCCCCTTTTATATGAGGGTTATAATAGGCTACTGCATATGATGCGGTGGTTTTTTTGTTTGTAAAAATCAAAATAAACAGTTGTTTTTGGTACACAATATAGGGTATAAAGGGTGTAAGAAGGTGAAACCCTTGAAAAGGAAGAAAATAAAAAAGTGGCTACCGTTAATAACCGCGTTTATCCAACTTGAAATAGCGATAATACAGTTATTAAATCAGTAACCACAAACCACAGGGGCTCGAAAGAGCTCCAATCTTTCTTAGTATTATACCAATGGAGAGCATATGATTTCAAGATTAACTTTAATAATTAGTATTATTGCCCTTATATTATCGGTTTATAATTTATTAGTAATATTAGGGCTACTGAAATGAAATTAGAGGATGTAATGACAACACAAGAAGCTGCAGAACGATGGAATGTTACGGCTGATGCATTGAAACAGAATTGTAGAGGCCGTGTAAAGAATGGATTTAAAGAAGGCGAGTTTAGAAAGTCTGGGAAAATGTGGCTTGTAACCCGTCAAGGCATGGAACGGCTATATGGGAAAGAAGCATAAATAAAGATTTGTCTTTTCATCGTTTCTTCATGTATGATTAATGAAAGGGTTATAAACTAAATCTAACAAAGGTTGTGATGTTAAGGAGGCAAATATTATGAAAGGAAAAGGACAACAAAGTACTATCTATGATGTTGCAAAATACATAATTGATAACTTTGGACCAATGTCAGCAATGAAGCTACAGAAGTTAGCTTTCTATTCGCAAGCAATGGCATTAGTGTGGGATGATGTACCTATCTTTGAAGATGACTTTGAAGCATGGCCAAAAGGTCCTGTTTGTAGAAATCTATTTCAAACACATAAAGGTATGTTCATGATTGAGGGTTCAGAGTTCTTAGAAAGTTATGAACCAGATATTAATAGAATCAGTGATGATCATAAAGCTACTATAGATGCAGTTTGTAATAGCCTTAAAGATGTATCTGGATATGATTTGAGCCAAATGACACATTCAGAAGCACCTTGGTTAGATGCCAGAGGTGGACTGCCAGCTAGTGCACATTGTGATACTATTATTACCAAAGAAGCCATGGAAGAGTATTACCAAGGGAATTGGTAA